ATGTCGATACAATGACGCTCGACAAGACATGGCAAGAAATCTATGACGCTGATTTTGCAGTTCTTCGCATTGTTGACGAAAGAGGAATTCTTACATACATCTGTACGGATTGCGTTATTACCGCGTTTGCAGAAGACCCATATCAGGTGAATTTTGCTCAACCGTCAAGTGAAACCATCGTTGCACAGTTCAACGCGCATACCGCGTCTGATTATCCAGTGCTTAATACAGGCGAATAACCCATCGACCGCAACGAATAGCATGAGGTGAAATATGACCAAGGCTGAAAAGCTCGTGTCAACGAGCTACGAACAAGTGAACAAGGGAATCTACGTGTGGGGCGCACGCGGACAGGATGTGTCTGCGATGACAGCGACTAAGCGCGTGAAGTGGATTACAGAGCGCGAAGAGAGCATGAAGACAACTGCCGCGACCATCGCCAACAACATCAAGCGCGACATCGCGCTGTACAACCAGCGTGTCAAGGCTAACGTGAATCCGATTCTCGCGTTCGACTGTTCGGGGTTCGTGTACTGGGTGCAGAACGCCATCGGTCTCGGATACGGACGTCGGTCCGCTCAGCTCATCTACGATAATCAGTGCAAGCACATTACGGAGAGCGAGCTGACCGCTGGCGATCTCGTGTTTCATTTCGACGGAAAGAAAATCGTACACGTCGGAATCTACGTCGGTGACGGGCTTGTCAACGAGTGCAAGGGCAGAGACGTCGGCGTAGTCACGACTGACTATCGCAATGCCCGCAAGGACAAGAACTACTGGAATCGTTGGGGACGTTTCAAAAAGATTCCCGACCCGCCAAAGCCGAAGCCCGAGCATTATGTCTATGTAAAGGGCGGCAACGTATACGTTCGCAAGGGCGGCTCGACCGCATACAAAGCCATCGGCATCGCGCACAAGGGCGAAACGTACCCGTGTCTCGGAACAGCCGACACTGGCTGGTATCACATTGAATTCAAAGGCAAGGACGGCTACATCTCGAATCGTGCCGATCTGACAGAACTGAGGTAAGAACATGGAACTTGCAAGCGCAATCATCGGAATCCTCGGAGTGGTCGCAGCGATCATCTTCGGATTCCTCGCGTTCAGACGCGGGCAAAAGAAAGACGATCAGGGCGAGGCTCAGCGCCTCACGAAAATGGAGACGACGCTCGACTTTATCTCGGGCAGCGTTTCGCGAATCGAGAACAATCAGCACGAGCAGAGCACGACCGTTGCCGGTCTGTCTGAGCGCGTAACGCGCGTCGAAGCCCGTGTCGATAACCTCGAGAAGAAACAGAAATCCGCATAAGGAGGACAGTAACATGGAACAGAAAAGAACTCAGAGCCCCATCTTCTGGATCGGCTTGGTCGCCTGTGTGTATGAGGCGGTCGTGAACTCCCTCTCGACCGCTGGCGTTGTAATGCCCCCGATCGTCGGCGCGATCGGCGTTGCGCTCGCGACGGTGCTGATCTACTGCAACGGCAATAACCCGAGTCTGAAAGTCTACTAAGGAGGGCAGAGGGGCATCGGAGGGCAGTCCGATGTCAAAGCGATGCAGTCTCTGTACTCGAATCGCGGCTGATTTGTAAGTCACTTTGTAAGTCACTTTTGATTACAAGTATGTGTATAATTGCATAATCAGCGCAAGAGAATAGCGGCTTCGGAATCCCCGTAAGCCGCTATTTATCTGACTATTTGTAACTTCTGAACTGCATATTATATTTCATTATGCAGTGTCCGCAAGGGTTCAAATCCAGTCGCCTCGACCAGAAAAACCCCAGTAACTCTGGGGTTTTTTCATACCCCGAGTTTTGCAATAAGTCACTTTTAAGTCACTTTGATGTAATTGAATCGAACGATGATGTAATTGCATCTGCTGCTCTTTCAAGCTGTCCGCGCATAAAATGACCGTATACGCCGGTCGTGTCCATGTTCTCTGAATGACCGACAACGAGCTTGAGAAGCGTCTCGGGTACGCTCTCCGCGCATACGGAAACGAACGTGTGACGTAGTTCGTAGAGGCTGATGTGTTCGATGCCGTTGTCCTTCTGGAACTTGCACCAGTGCTTGTAGAGATTGCGCTCGTTGAGGTAGCCGCCGTCCTTGTCGGGGAACAACAGGGTGGAGCTGATACCGAATCTGCGCTCCGCGTCTGCCTGATCTCTGAGAATCTTCTCAGCCATCGGCGTGAGTCTGATCTTTCGGACAGCGTTGTCGTTCTTGCCTCGCGTAATCTCGCCGTAGTTATTGCGTGCGCTCGTGATGTACACGTACCCATCGCGCACGTCTGCCTTCGTACGAGCGATCATCTCGCCGGGACGCATGCCGGTCACGAGCTGCCAGCGATATGCGTTCACATAGTAATCCTCGACCAGCTTGCCTCTGAAAGTCACAGTGTTTACATCGAGCACTGTGTTGAGCGCGTCCGGCTGAAGAACATCCTTATGCACCTTCGGCGCGTCACGCGGGATGTCGATGTCCTGTACCTCGAACGTGGTGTAGCGGTTCTTGCGTGCGTACTTGAAGAACGCCACGAAGCACCCGCGAATGTTCTGCAAGGTCTTCTTGCTGAGCCCATCGTTCGCGGCTTTGTTGATGATGCGCTGGATGTCTCCGTTGCTCACATCGTCCACGCGCTTACGCCCGAGCGTCGGCAGTATTCGTACTCGCATGATGTACTCGTACTGTTTGTAAGCCGCCGAGCTCTGCATCTCGCGTGTCGGCTTCAGTGTCTCCAGCCACTCTTGCACACACGTGTGCATGCGTCTGTTCGTGCTCGCAACGCCTGTCTGAATCCATGCGTCAGCCTTAGCGTTGCACTCACGCTTACCGGCAGCTCCGCGAGTGGAACTGTAGAACGTACGCCGCACGCCGTCCATCTGGACTTGCAACTGCCAGCGTTTGTATTTCTCGTTCCACACTGCATTGTTTGTTCTTACTTTCATCTGTTACGCCTCCTTTTCTTCTCGCGTTTCTTTTTCTTCTTATCGCCCATGACAGACGATAGCGGCATCGCGCGGGCTATGTCTGCTTCGCTGAACCTGAACTCCATTCCGTTCTGCCTCGCGAGCTCATCAAGCCCGACTTCAAACCCTTTGATTCTGTCTTTCTCCATGTTGTTTACCTCCTTTATTGATGCGAACATATGTTCGTATGACTGATTATGTTAGCATAGCACCTTTCCGTTTTATCGTACAACAAAGTTCGTACAATTCGAGCGAAAGGTGGTGATAGACGATGAGTAATTTGTTGAATACCGATCAGATTTGCAAGCTCTTCGCCATCAAACAGCGCATCGAACTTGTAGAGCTCGTGCGTGAAGCAGATGACGAACGCTTACGCCTGATGCTGCGGATCATCGAAGCAGATCAACGATCGCTTGAAGACGCTCTGTCGGCATTGAGAAAAGCGTGAGATACAAGTCAAGCTGCTCATCTGGGAGCTGGTCGATAAAGTCGATCAGCTTCTTTCTTTCGCGAGTCATCTCTTTTTCTCGAAGGGGAGAGCCGTCTCTCTCACACCATCCCATTATATAACCGGGGCGTACGTCATATACGCGAGCGAGCTTCTCAATAGTATCACTTGAAATATTGCCTATGACGCCGGTCTCATATCGTGACATTGTCTGTCTTGTTGCGCCGATGATGTTTGCGACTTCTTCGAGAGTCATACTTTTTTCTTCTCTAAGCATGTGCAAACGTTGTGCGATTGTCACGCATATCACCACCTTTCAATGACATTATAACAGGTGGGTGCGAGAATTGCAACAAAATTTTTCAAAAAATCTAAAAAAGGTACTTGACAAGTTACAAAAGTGGTGTTATCATTTGTCACGTAAGCCGTACCAAGCGGCAACGAAAGGAGGTTTGCTCATGGTAAACTCGAACAAGATCATCGGTCTCATCGCAGAGCGCGGTTATACCAGAGAATATGTAGCAAATGCTTTAGGTATTACTACAAATACCTTACGCAGAAAGCTGCAAAGCGGAGTGTTTGATTCAGACGAAATGGAAAAGCTGATCGACATTCTCTCTATCGAAAATCCTTGCGAGATTTTTTTTGCTCATTAAGGTACGTGGCACGTACCAGAACAGGAGGTTCACATGAAAGGCAAGCAAAGAAAGTTTGAACAGTTACGCCGACTTATGGCAACGATGGGCGTGACCTACGCTGACATCTGCGACGCGTGGAACGCAGAGCACCCGCAGCAGTATAAGTACACATCGTACTTCTCCGATCTGATGTGCGGGAAGAAGGACTGGAAGCTGAGCATGTGCTATTTCGTCCTCGACTTCCTCGAGATTCCGCACACGATGTTGAACGTGTACTTCCCGAAGGGAGGCGAGAGCGATGCTGCGGACTATCAGTGAGGTGTTCGCCGGTATGAACGAGCACGCACCGATCATTGTGTGCTTTATGCTCATCGTGTTCTGCGGGATATTCGTAGCCGTTCAGGTCGTCGATAACAAGCGACGGAAGAACGACTCTGACATCATTCAGTATCAGGCACACGTGATCGACGAAGCTGACAAACAGATTAAGCTCCTTCGAGACGAGATCAAATCAGAGCGTGCTCATACGTTCGCGGCTCGTGCAGACTGTAAGCGCGAGTGCTCGAAGAGAGACGCGAAGATCAACCAGCTTGAGACAAAGGTCAACCAGCTCGTCAAGTGGAGCGAGCAGAAATAAGATTGCGCGGGTTTTGGACAGTTTACCGCGCAACCGGGTGGGGCGGGCTTTCTACCTTTCACCGTCCCACCCGCCTCCTGAGTAAAGGTGGAAGGAGGTTCACATGAAAGACATTGATGCTGTCAAGTTACTAAAGGACACGTACCCCGGCATGAGCAAGAGCGTGTACTCACAGGCGAAGAAGCCCGAGTACTACGGCGTAGAGCTCACAGACCTCGCGAAAGCGATGATAGGTCTGAGAAGCCGTAAAAAGGATTTAAGGCGTAAGCCGTATCGGATTACCTTCAGGCTCACAGAAGCCGAATTTACCCAGTTTGAACTCGCGAGAGGGGCAGATACGCGTCAGGACTTCTGCTCCGAGATCGTGAGACAGGCACTTCAAATCTAAATCAAAACATCAAAACGCACAGGAGGTTAAAATCATGCGTAATTCTAAAGCCATCAAGATTGATCCCAGTAAGCTCAGACATGCTGTCAACGTACGTAACATGAAGTTCGGAGAAGCGTCGACCGAGATGGGCTTCAATGCCGCATATCTCAACAACGCTATGGCACGTGGCTGCATCGCACCGAGTGGAGCGATTCTGCTCGAGAAGATGTTTGATATTCCTGTTAGCGAATATCAGTATGTTGAGCCGACTCCCGAGCCCGAGCCCGAGAAGCCCGCTGTCACTGAAGCACCGGCAGCAGCGATCGACTACATCGCGCTTTACAACACCGTCTATCAGGCGATGCTCTCCGCGCTCAGACAGAACGCGAAGGAGATGCGCGAACATCTGTTCGACAAGCCGTGCAAGGAGGTGAGCGCCTCATGATTCACGGGGCACTTTACAAGTGCTCGCGCTGTGGCGCGGAGTTCGAGCGACCGAAGGTCATTACTGGTTATAACATGTCGTTCCCACGAGACTATGACGTGCCGGACGAGTATGTGTGCCCGGAGTGTGACAGCGACGAGTACGAGAAAGCGGACAGGTGCGCCGAGTGTGGAGACGTGTTCTTAGAAAAAGAGCTCGACTGGGGGTTATGTAACAAGTGCCTCGAGTTTGAGGCGGGGTATCGCGCAGCCGAGTATGTGATGAGAGACAGTGAGGCGAGGGACGCGTTCGCGTTCTGGCTTCACTTCAACAGGAAGCACGGTGAAGAACATGAGTGAGTATTTGATAGCTCGCACCTCATGGCTTGACGACATGGAGGGGCTCAGCGATTCGGAGCGAGGGCGGCTGTTCACAGCGCTGCTGATGTTTGCGGCGAGTGGAGAAAAGCAAGAGCCGAGAGGAACTGAGAGAGTCCTGTTCAACAAGATGTGCAGAGAATGTGCAAATGATGTGCAAATGCACAAAGATGATGTGCAAATGAGCAATATAGATATAAATAAACATAAAGACTTATCCACTCAAGTATCTACCAAAGAACGTAAAAACACTACACCGTTTGATACCTTTTGGGATTCATACCCAGTTAAGGTGAACAAGAAGAGATGTGCCGAGTTATGGAAGAAGCTGAACCCTGACGAAGAACTCGTCAAGAATATGCTGTCAAGCATAGAGGCATGGAAGCAGACGCGCCAGTGGCGAGAGGGCTACGTTCCGTACCCTGACACATGGCTGCGAGGGGAGAAGTGGAACGACGAGATTCCCGCCGATCCTCGGAACAGAATAAAGAACACGGGCTACGCGAGCCGCATTATCACAGACGATCAGATACAGTTCGTTGACCTTAACGAAGAGCCGAAGCGTATGCCGAAGAAGAATCCGGCATTGCGCTATGCGCAGACGCCGATCAGCGAAGCTGATTTCAACACGCTGATTGTGGACCTTGAAAATGATTGAAAATGAAAGGAGTTAAACGATATGTTGAGAGCTTTTAGTGAAGACGGACAGGCTGGAGCACGAGCCGGGGGCACGATTACTGTATTGGACGCAATAGACCATTTAAGAAACTTATGAAAGATGAATTTGTAAAGGAAGGTGAGCGCGATGGAGGAACTTTATAAAATGGTTGGCGTACAGCAAGGCTGGCAATGCCCGATCTGTAAGCGCGTCTATTCGCCGACAACGCCTATGTGTTGGTATTGCGGTGGTGCTGTTAAAACAGAGGCGACAACGACAACTGAAGAACCAGTAGTGTCAAATAAAATTGATTGGGCGCATCACGAAAGCGATACGATCGCTCAAATTATGAAAGGCACATACAAGGAGGGATAACGATGTACGACGAACTGATTAAGGCGTTGCGGAACTGCAAAGGACTGTACCCAGACGCATCGTGCGATAAGTGTCCGTATGACAAGCATCCGTATTGTGCATTGGACATGAATCGTGATGCCGCAGACGCGATTGAACGGCTGACGAAAAGATTGCTGATGATTGATGAGGAAGATGCCGATGAGTAACCAGATCGCAACGCTATGCTGGAGCTGCGCGAGAGCGACAGGACACTGCTCGTGGAGCGACGGCAGCTTCACGCCTGTGCCCGGATGGAAGGCGATCAAGACCGTCATCAGAAGCGACCCGAACAAGAAGCAGAACGCTATGGACTCGTTTCTTGTGCTCGACTGCCCGCTGTATGAGGACGATGTAGACCAGTACAGCAAGACGAGGAAGGAGGAATTGAAGTGGTATCGCAAGAGAGAATAACCTTCGATCCTGAGACGCACACGTACACGCTGGACGGTCATGAAGCCCCGAGCGTCACGGAGATCACTCGTTTCCTCCACTACAAAGCTGAGTATGCCGACAAAGAATCGCGAGATCGGGCGGCGCGCAGAGGCACGGCGATCCACGAGCTGACAGAGCTGATCGACTACGGCGAACAGGTCGAAGTACCGACAGAACTACGCGGTTACATACAGGCGTGGGAGAACTTCAAGCGAGACTACCGTGTGAAGATCACAGCGATTGAGTCTGTTGTTGGTGGGTACATCACACATTTCCATGTGTGGGAATTGTGCGGGACTGTTGACAGGTTCGCTGAGATTGAGGGGAAGTTCGGTATCATCGACATCAAGACCGGCACAAAAGTCAACAAGATCGCGCTTCAAGCACAGCTAAATGCGTATCGCATGCTCGCATACGAGGGACTGGACATGTTTATGCTCGGCGTGTATCTGAAGAACGACGGGACGTACACAGTGTACGAAGTGCCAAAGGATGATGAACTTGTCGAGAATCTTTTAACACTGCATCACAAAGAAAGGAGTTCGAGAGAGAGATGGAAGATAACAGTTTGATGGTAGTCGAGCCCGGACAGGCGCTCGCACGTGCGAAGGGTCGAAACTATGAGGTCAGCATCGGACAGACGAGCGTCATGCTCCAGCGCAACGAGGACTTCATGAAGCTTCCAAAGACGAAGCGCCCGACGCTGCTCAAGAGTGGGGCTGAAAAGCTGCAGATGGCGTACCGGCTTCGCGCTGAGTACAAGCTGCTCAACGACCACGCTACCGTCCTGACTGACAGCGACGGTAAGCCGTGGATGAACTACGAGGTATGCTGCTCGCTGTTCGCTGGCGACGTACGCATCTGCGATGGAGTAGGCGCGTCGAACACGCGAGAGAAGTCAAGCGGGTTCGCTTCGGACTACGACATGGCGAACAAGGCGTTCAAGGTTGCGAAGAAGCGCGCGCTCGTGGACGCGATCATCACGGTCACGGGTCTCGGCGGCATGTTCAAACACGACATTGAGGACGATGAGAACGAGAAGGACAGCAACGAGATTGTGACAGCGCCGAAGCCAGATGATCCGATCACGTCGAAGCAGATGACGCGCCTGTATGCGATAGCCGGTCAGCACGGACGCTCGCGCGATGAGGCGAAGCAGATCATTCAGGCGGCTGGCTACGCGTCCAGCAAGGACATCAAGCAGAAAGACTACGACAGAATTTGCGACATGATGGGAGGTACGACGGAATGATTCTTGACATCGGATTATGGGTTGACAAACAGACAGGCGAGACGTACCCGCGCAAGCTCATCCTCGGCAGAGTGGTGAGGGATGGAGAGCTCAAACAGGTCGGCTCTAAAGGAACGAGCCTGTTCACGTTCGGGGTATCGCCCGGTCGCGAGGAAGACATCCTCAACATTAAGCTGTGGAGCTACGACGCAGACGCGAACGCCGACATCAGCAAGGGTGAAGTCCTGTTGATCGAAGCTCGTGAGGAATCGCGAGAGTACAACGGCAGAGAGTACAGAGACTACGTGCCGCTTAACCTCATGCGGGTAGGCACATGCGTGCCCGTGCAAGCAGCGCCGAAGAAGCGCAGCAGCAAAAAGGTTGAGCCTCAAGACCCGAACGATGGGTTCACAGACATCATCAATCCTGAGAATTTACCGTTCTGATGTTCTGGCAAGTCGACGAATATCATGGCTTCCTCGTCGGGTATCTGCATGATGACCCGAAGGACAGCAAAGACAAAACAGGCAAGCGAGTGGTCGTGCTCGATGTTGCATACGGCTCTACACGAGACGAGTACAACAAGCGACGCACGATCCTTCGCATGCCTTGTGTTATCTTCGACGAGTACACGAGCTACGCCCGGACGTTGAAGAAGGGAGACTGCATCATCGCGTTCGGCGGCATAAGACCAGAGCCGCCGAGAGGGTTCAAGATGAATCCGATGATGGTCGGCAAGAAACACTTCGGCTTCATCGGCGGGACAGGCATCACGCGCGCATGGAAAACCGAAGCCGAGGCGTTCACGAAGAATCAAATTGTACATGAGCTGAAGCAAGCGAAGCGTCAGACTAAGAAGCAGAACAGCACAGAGACGGACAAGTTCACGGAGATTAAGAGCGACTGGTATTGAGCATGAAACAGATTAAGTTTGAGGTTCAAGGAAAAGTTATAGGCAAAGCCCGCCCGAGAGTAACACGCAACGGGAACACGTACACACCGGCACGTACACGCCTGTACGAGAACGCGATTCGCGATGCCTTCATCAAGGCTGGAGGGGACAAGTTAAGCGGAACACTGCACGTTGATTACGAGGCAGTCACAGGCATACAGGCGAGCGCGACAAAGCGCGATAGAGCACGTAGACTGTCAGGTCAAGAGCTGTCCACGTCGAAGCCGGACATCGACAACATCGAGAAGGCTTTGCTTGACGCGTTGAACGGCGTAGCATACGCAGATGACGCAAGCGTTGTGTCTGTCCGAGCACTCAAGGGAAGGTATGAACTCGAGCCGCGCTTGATCGTGCGCGTACGCGAGATCGACCCAGAAGAAGTCGCAGAGATTCACGGCTGGATGTGGGGTATATGAAGCTGGACAGATCGCGGTTTCGCCGCACAGTATGGACAGAGCTTTATAACGTACGCAAGTACAGACAGGCGTTGCGTAAGTCTGATGCGCTTGCGGATGATGAGCGTCTGCGTATGACCGCATGGGTCAAGGTCGCTGACGAGATGCTGTCCATTCTGAAGAGCGAGCCCGATGGAAAATCAAAAGCCGCCTTCATCGACGAGCTGTACGGTTTGCACAGACGCCCGCGCGGTTCTGTCCGTTACGTGTTCGCGCGAGCAGTGCTCGAGTATAACATGAGCGAATCGGGTCTCGACAGGTGGCAAGACAATGCCGTATTCATCGCCTGTATTTTAGCCGTAAAGCACGGCGCGATAGACTTGTCGTCGGACGCGTGAAACATGCCTAAAATCGAGTTTGAACACGGTCAGAATGGAAATAAAAAATAACCCCCCGACGAGCCGAAGCCCGAAGGGGGGTTATCTGATTTACGGCACATCACGACACGTGCCATGTTTTATTATACGCTCCGATTGATACGCTTGTCAAGTCTCTCGACAGGGTATTTGCTCTCGAACTCGTCGATGATGCTCAAGAACTCGTCGGGCAAATACGAACGCGCCTTGTCTACGAGCTCTTGCGGGATGCCGTAGTACGCCTCTGCGATGCTGCCGGTAATCGCTGCGATCGTGTCGCTGTCACCGCCGATGCTGACGGCGTTGCGGACCGCGTCCTCAAAGTCTTCAGACTCAAGGAACGCAACGATCGCTTGCGGAACTGTGCCTTGACACGTCTCGTAGAATGTGTACGAATCGCGAATCTCATCGAGTGTAAAGCTGAGGTCGTAGCAGTAGTAGAACTCAACGTGAGCTCGAATCTGGTCTTTGTCCATGTGCATACGTGCGAGGTATATCGCGTCCGCAACAGCAGCAGCACCCTTCATGCCTTCAGGATGGTTGTGTGATACCATCGTGACAGCATCGCTCATGCGCTTGCATGATTTGAGATCGCGTGCCGCCCATGCGACAGGGCTGACTCGCATCGCGGCTCCGTTGCCGAAGCTGTTGTAAGGTCTCTGTATCGGGTCGAATAGCCAGCTCAAGAAGTTCATGCCGTAGCTCAGGTACGGATACTTGCGCCCGATCACACGCATGTAATGCGCCGCGAGCTTAGGCAGACGGTCGACGTTTGCGTTTGTAAGTATCGCTTTAGCGATAGCGACCGTCATCGCCGTGTCATCTGTAAACTCACAGTTGACATCGAACAGCTCAAAGTCTTTGCTCTTGTGGTTGTTGAACTCGAATCGCGAGCCAACAATGTCGCCTATGATTGCTCCCATCATGAGCATCACCTCCTGTGTGGTAATAATTATACGGCAAGTAATAAGCCGTTGTCAATTTGTAGGTAGTCGAACGTAAGCCCGAGCTTCTTTGCGTGGTCTTCGGCTATGCGGTACGCGTCCGAGTGACTCCATAGCCCGAGCTCCAACGGCATGGCGTTGAAGAACAGGTCAACGTCTCCGAACTGATCGTCGCGCTTGCACAGTCTGTACTCGCTGCGTCTGCCGAACTTGTCCCATGCGTTGATGTGTACCGTGGTTGAATATCTGGTCATGCTGTTACCTCCTTTAACTCGTTCGACATCAGGGAATACCACCCGAGAATCTCACCGCTTACGCGTCTGCCCAAAACAGCAAGCCCAGCCTTGCTCGCTGTGTGCTCGATGCGAGTGAAGTCACCAGACTCCGGCTCGTACATCTCAACACAGAATGTGTCGCCTTCCAGCTTCATTGTGATCTCAAGATTTTTAGTCATTGCGTGCCTCCTTGTTATGCTTTGCAGATTGATATTGTGCCGATTTCCGTTCCGTAATCGTCGTCAAAAAGGTTTTTCAAAAGACCGTTCTTTGTCTCGACCTCAACAGCTGAACAAACTTTGCCGAAAAAAACACGCACATCAAGAACTTCAAGACCGGACAAAGACCAGATGCGAGGCGTATACGTCACACGCACTTCCTCTCCGAACCGGTGCGGCTCTTCTCCATACGCAATGATGCTGTGACCGAGACCGTCCTTTACGATGTATTTGTAGATGGTTTGCATGGAAGTCCCTTTCTGCCCGTCATGCCGATAGCACAGCCTGTTGGATTATGCGGCAAGCTCGAAGTAAATCGCCTTGCGCTTGTCGTACTGCACGTAGCTGTACGTGTGGGATGTCGTCAGCCGAGCCGTGCAGTCGTCGATGTCAATCTCGTACACACGATGCCTTGAGTCGATCGCGTAGTACTCGCCCCACCACAGGTCTCCGTCGTCATCCTCAACGATGTCGTCTTTCTCAAGCGGCATGAGCTTTGTGTACAGCATGGACTTGCCCTCCCACGGCTTGCGTACATCGTTAGCGGATGCGGTCGGCTTGTAGTTTTTGTAGTCCTTGCCGTAGTAGGACTCGTAGTAATCGTCCACGTCAGCGTCCCAAAGGTAAGACCAGCGGGAGTAGTCGTACGGCTTGAACCCATCGTTCGAGTACCAGAGGTCGCCGTCCTGAACCCACTTGCCGATGCGGATAACCTCGCCAGCACCAGTGAGAATCGCAAGACGCGAGCCGTTGATTGTGTCAGCGATGCCGTTCAAGATGCGCTGGGTCTTCCAGAACTTCTTGTTGCGGCGGTACACAGGAGCGAGCACGGACGAGATGTACTCCATCGTGTCCGAGATGTCGGTCGCTCTCGTCTTGATGTTGATGATGCCGTTGTGCGCTACGCCTACGCTTGCGCTGCACGACAGCTGCTTCATCTCGCCGACCTTCTTAGTCAGCGGGAACGGGTGACAGTTCTGCGGGCTCGTGCCGCCGTGTGTAGTGATGCGGAAGTGCATCACGATAGGCGCGTCCTCGCCTATGTGTGTGACCACGTTGTCGAGTGCCTGTTTGAAACCTTCGTAAGTCATGAAGCCCTTACGAATCTCAACCCGACCGTTCATCGGGAACATGAAGCCAGCACCATCGGGGTTGCGGGTGAACATGGTCTTGAGGGTGTCTTCGGTAGGAAGTTTAGCTCCCTGAGGTTTGATTGCGATAATGCACATGTATGTCATCTCCCTTCGTCATCGTCATCGTAGCTGTAATGAATCTCGCCGAGCTTCTCGAGCGTGTCGAGTGCCTCATAGATAGCGCTGTTGAGCACGTAGCATCTGAGCGACACGTCGAACCACTCCCAGTCATCGTCCATGAAGTGGTCGAGAGCAGTCTCAGCGTCAACGCCGTACTCACGAATCATGTCCTTGACCAAGCCTTCGTTGCCTCGCACACACTTGTGCGCCCTCGAACGGCTGAACGTGTACGAGCCCGAGCCGTTGCCGGTAACGGAGTCATCAGTCCAGAGCTCGTCGTTAAGATGCTCAGCGAGATCGTCACGGTCGAGGTAGTCAGTAGTCTCGAGCGAGCCGTTTGCCATCATGTCGCGGATGGCGTTGATGCAGTCGTCCTTGACTGCGTAGTTGTAATCGTATGCCATATAAACCTCCTTAGAAACAGAACTCGTCAATCTCTACGTACGGACGAGTGGAGCTCACCTGTCCGACGATCTTCCAGATGTCGCTCGTGTGCAAGCGAGCTTCCTCGAAGTCGGGAGTCAATGCACGGCACGTGCCGTCGTCCTTGAACTCGATGCGCTCAATCTCAGTGCAAGAGCCGTCTTGAAAAACAATAAACATAGCGTGCTCCTTTCGTGTGCAAGATTGTATTCACCAGAATCCACCGAATCACGCCACATAGGGCGCGAAGCGGTGGAGGTAATTGACGCGCTGTCCCCAGTAGGCGGTCAGCGTCTCGTCGTTGACAAAGGTCAGGAACTGAAGCCACGTGACCGTGTGGACATCAGGCGTAGTGTGCGTCTTGCAGAAGCGCACAAGCCCGTCTACGAGGGCGAGGGTAGCGTACAATGCCCGAGGCGACAGCGTGCCCTTGAAGAAACGGAACTCGACGGTCTTTGCGTTTTGAAGGTTGACGCACTTGTAGCGGCGGTCATCGTGGCAATTAAAGCCCTGAGAAGACTGAACCGCCCGAGCCTTGCGGCGAGCCGTACGGCTGGAGTCGTTGGGCGAGTAGCCGTAGTTTGTCCGACGCGCCCAGTTACAAGACGTAATGTCGCGGCGAGCGAAGCAAGACAGCTCTTGCTGGAAACGCTCGACGAACTCCAGAATCTTTGCGATGCAAAGCGTACGAGCATCATCGTCGTTGCCCAAAGCGGCACGGCTCACGTGGACGTGCAGCCCGCATGTGTCCGTGTCATGCGAGTGCCCGCCAAGTTCGGAAATCTTGTCGAGCATCTCGCCCCAGTTGGCGGCTTTATGCGCCGCGAGCGTCATCGGCTGGGTGATAATCTCGAAGCCGGTATCGAGCGAGCCGTCGTGCTCACAGTGGCAGTACTCGCCACGCATCTCATCGACACGATCAGACACATACTCGGCATCATCGTCGTCGTCGTAGCCATCAGTCTCGAGCTCCCAGCCCTCGTACAGAGCCGCACCAGCATTTTCGGGAGCGATAGCCCGAATGTGTCCGTTACGGTCAGTCTTGAAGAAGTTGTCACCGCTACGGCTGACATCAGTCCAGCTGCGGTTGTTGTGATAACCGTAAATCATAGTTTGCCTCCTGAAAAAGATTTATTCACCGACTGGCTCACATCGAAGCCAGCTTATTTTGAAGCCACGAGAGGTACATGTTTGCGGAAAGCTCCGCACTCTCTCGGTTGGGGTGTCTCTCACACCAAGTCTCGCCGGTAGTTTTGTTGACGACGCGGAGCTTTACTCCGTGAGGTGTGTCGAAGTAGTACAGATGGACATCGTGCTCCATGTTTGTGCTCCTTTCAAGCGTAAAAATTCTCCAGTGGAGTCCGTCACTCATGCCCCCTACAGTTCCTCAGCTGAGGTCGTCATGGCAGACTACCCTTTCTCGGCGTTAAAGCTCGGAGCTGGTATATATCACTCGGGGGAGTGGCGTATGAAGTTGTCAAGGTGCTGAACCGAACGACTGCGAAAAAGGCAAATCACAAAATCAAAGGGACAGTCGCTCGGTTTGCGGCTCGCCGTCCTCGGCGGCTTTGCTCGCGGTCTGTTTAGTTTCTTGAGCCCTCAGCTATCTGAGGGTACTTCTTACACTCAGTCAATACTCCGTAGTTCTTCGACTTCAAGGTGGAGACCCGAAGGGTACTACCTTGAAGTCTTAGAAGAACACGGAGTAGACTGAGAGTGGAAGAAGACCCGATAGATGAGTGCGAAAGAACACTAACAGATAGCGAGTTTCTCGCGTTGTATAACATCCCTTAACGTAGATCATTACTTGAGTTCTCCGTTTACGTCCTACTTCCCTTATAGCTCAACCCTGAGCGTAATCCATCTCTTACTCACCCCCTATAATCCCCCTCTCATGCCCACTTGTCATACAACCTCCCGAGGGAAGGGGGGACTACAGGGGGGTTAGGAGCGTCTACTCTCAAGTCCCTTTGGTAAGGTGAGTGTCTTTTCAATACATACTACAGGGAGTAGAGTGCATACTATGACGGTTGTCAGACAACCTCACGCCGCTGTCTGCAGTTGTCAGACAACCTGCTCTTGGTAACGCCTGTCTGAGTAGGTGATTGACATGGATACTGGTACATCACCATTATCCTTTGAAGCGTAAAGCCCCTATGCCGTCTATGTTTTTGAGTTATTCGCCCTTTGATTAAGTCACAACATAAGTCACTTTTCAAAAAAATCACATTTCAACTCGGGAGTATGTATGCGAATCAGGCGGGAGTAACATGGCTGCGTCTGGAGGTCGTATATATCACCTCCCTCTACCCACATCCTGACACCGAGCAACGTAGCTATCAGAGTTCAATGTGTACAAATTGGGTACTAATAAATTTGCTTATTCTAAGAATGGACTATAGCTGAACGGAGGTGCGGACTGGATGGCAGACATCAAGTTTGTGCGAATGAAATTCACGAACCCGACCGCGCTGAAGGAAGCGTGCGACGCGTACTTTGACGCGGTAGAGAGCGCAGCGCCGAGGGAGATATACGCGCGGAAGCAGATTGTGACGATCAAGCTGCCGCCGACACCGGCTGGGCTGGCTCGTGCGTTGGGGATCACGACGTCGACTTTGGGCAAGTATCTGAGGGGCGAGGTATCGTTCCCGGACAACGTCTCGAAGAAGACGGAGGCAGAGCTTTTGCGGATTCTGACGGATGCGCGGATGCGGATCGAGAACGAGATCACGACGCGGGCATTGATCGGCGAGCTGGACAACACTGTTTCGAGACAAGTCATGGGCATGCTGGGATACAACAAGTCGATGGACGAAGCGGGGGACGAAGCGAACAACACGGTCAAGGTCATTCTGCAAGGCGCGACGGCTGATGACATTGAGAAGTGGGCGAGATAAATGGCGCGAACACTGATCCTTGAAGGAGAACCGAACCCGAGACAGAAGCTGTTCTTTGAAGCGACTGGGCGGTACGTAGCGTACGGTGGTGCGCGAGGCGGCGGCAAGTCATGGGCGATGCGCCGGAAGTTCGTGCTGCTGGCGAACGCGTACGACAATCTGCGGATTCTGTTGCTGCGACGGACGCTGGCAGAGCTGAACGAGAACCACGTTGTACCTTTGATGCGAGAGCTTGAGGGGTACGCGCAGTACAACCGCGAGCAGAAGGTCATCAAGTTCCCGAACGGATCGCGCATCAAGCTCGGGTATTGCGAGCAAGAAGCCGACGTCTTCCAGTATCAGGGACAGGAATACGACGTCATCGGACTGGAAGAAGCGACGCAGTTCACGGAGACACAGATGCTGTACATCAGCACATGTAACCGTTCGACGCGTACGGACTTCAAGCCGCGCATGTACTTCACGTGCAACCCGGGCGGCGTCGGTCACGAGTGGGTGAAGCGCCTGTTCATCGACCGCAAGTACCGTGCGACCGAGAACCCGAACGACTACGTCTTCATCCCGGCGAAGCTGACGGACAACACTGTCCTGATGCAGAACAACCCCGAGTACCTGAACGTCCTGTCGAACCTACCCGAGCATCTGCGTCGGGCGTACCTCGAGGGCGACTGGGACGCGATGGAGGGACAGTACTTCGACGAGTTCTCTCGTGAGAAGCACGTGATCCGTCCGTTCCAGATTCCCGCGTGGTGGAAACGCTTCCGCGCGATGGACTGGGGCTACCGCGATCCGTGCTGCGTGCTGTGGTTTGCGGTCGACCCGGACGGGCGCGTCTATGTGTACGACGAGCTGTACGTGACAAAGACGATCGCCTCCACCGTTGCGAAGATGGTGAAAGAAAAGACCGGGGGTTACAAGATCGCATACACGGCTGCGTCGCCTGACGCATGGGCGAAGCGCGGCGCGACCGATGGCATCGAGGGTATCTCCGTTGAGCAAGTGTTTGCGAAGTGCGGCGTACCGCTTCAGAAAGCGGACAACAGCCGCATCATCGGATGGCAGCGCGTACGTGAGTGTCTGCAGTGCGAAGAGGGCGAAAAGCCTATGCTGCAGATTTTTGATAACTGCTCTAACCTGATTCGGACTTTGCCGATCCTGACGTATGACAAGAACGATCACGAAGACGTATCGGACAGATGCGAAGACCATGCGGCTGAAGCGCTGCGCTACGGGCTCATGTCGCGTGCGAAGACGAAACCGAAGACGATCATCACGGCGGCAGACAGACGAAGAGCGTACAACCCGTTTAAGGATAACAGCGAGCCGAAATACTCAGACAACAGATTTTTGAGGGCATGACATGAGAGAAGACAGAGAACTATACGATCCGATGCAAGTCATCAACGACGTGCTTCCCGACATCGACACAGACGAGAAACGTGAAGCACTCGGCGTCGCGATGTACTCGCTGTTCACCACGTTCAAGAACTCGTACATCCCTGAGTGGGATCGAATGAAGCGTAACGAGCTTCTGTACCACGCGAAACACTGGGACGCGCAGAAGGTCAAGGGCGACAAGAACGCACCGCAGCCGGTAACGCCGATCATCTTCTCGACCATCGAGAACGTCAAAGCGGACCTGATGCAGAAGATTCCCACGGGCACAATCAAGCCTGAACGATCGGTCGATTCCGAACTGGCGCGTGCCCTGACGAAAGTGTGCGAACAGGACCTCGAGGCGACGGACTGGGAGTACGAGTACTTTCTGCTGACGGACGATCTGCTGAAGTACGGCTGGAACGTCATGGAAGTCGGCTTTGATGACGAGCTTCTTCAGGGCAACGGCTGTGCGTACATCCGCAGAGTCGCGCCGTTCTCGTTCATGTGCGACCCGCTTACGGATAACCCGCAAGACGGACGCGCATGCTTCAAGTTCGCAAAGCGTACGAAGGAGTGGTTCAGACAGCACTACCCCGACAAGTACGACTGCCTCGACTACGATCCGACGATCTCCGAAGCGTATACCGCTGACTCGATCATCGAGGGCAAGGACATCGTGTCCGAGATGCAAGTGATCGTTGAAGGCTGGGTCAAGATTTACGATCCCGATCAGAAGAAGTCGACCGTGCACATGATCGTGTTCGCTGGCGACAAGATTCTGGAAACCTCGTGCGACGTCAAACCGTCCGGCTACTACATGCACGGCGAATATCCGTTCGTAGTCACGCCGTTGTACCCCGTAAGCGGAACTCCGTGGGGGCTCGGCATCCCGGACATGCACGAAGCGTCTCAGCTTTACAGCGACAAGCTCGATCAGATTCTTCTGAAGAACGCGTACCTTGCGTCGCATAACAAGCTGATGGTTACGGACGCGTCCGGGTTCGACCCGGAAGATCTGTCCGACTGGACGAAAGATGTGCATACCGGCGAAAGTCTCAACGGTGTCACGTGGTTCTCGACGCCTCCGCTTCCGTCTTATCTGCTCTCGTACCTCACAGAGATGCGTGCTGCGATCAAGACGGAGTCGGGTGCGAACGATCAGGCACGCGGACAGACGACTGGCGGCGTAACCGCTGCAAGCGCGATCAATGCGCTGCAGACGATGGCGACGAAGCGCAGCACGATGCACTCTCAGGGCTTCCACTCGAAGTTCAAGATGGCATACCGCATGCTGCTTGACGTTGAGCGCGAGTTCGCGCAGAACGACCGCGAGGTATCGTTCATGAGCAAGGGAAGGCTCGTCACGATGCGCGTGACGCCTGAGGACTTCAAGATGATCGGCGACGATGACAAGCCCATTGAGTATCACATCATTATCGAGACGAGCGATCAGACGCAGTACTCGAAGATGTCGAACAACGAGCTTGCGCTTCAGATCGGCACGATGTTCAGAGACACGATCGACCCGATCAGCGTTATGTACATGATGGACTTTCAGGATCGCGACATCGTTATCGAGATGCTGGAAGAGTCCCGGCACAGCCAGCTCATGCAGATGCAAGCGCAGCTTCAGCAGATGCAGCAGCTCGTACAGCAGCTTGCCGAGGAAAACCAGAAGTACAAGCGTGCGTTCTCGAAGCAACAGGGCGTTGAGGCGCAACAGGCATACAGACAACAGGCGATGGCACAGCAGCAGCCTCCGCAGCAGCAGCTCTCTCAGGAGCAGCAGCGTGCGATGCTGCAGAACATGAGTCAAGCCTGATGCTGATATTACGGTGACGCCGACCGAAACGGGCGCTCTGTTATGGAGGAAAACATGGAAATTGATGCCGTAAATCCCGTCCCCGAAGAAACGATCGACGTCGGCATGGTCGATCAGGGTGACACAGTCAACGCAGCAGACCTCTTCACGCCGGAGGAAAACGGCGCGAGCGCAGAAACGGACGCACAGGCGAGCGCACCTGAGCAGCCAAATGAGCGCTACTTCACAAATGCTGAGGTTGAAGAGATCGTCAGAAAGCGCGTCGCAAAGCAGAAGAACGCTTACAAGCTGGGGCGCGAGATTCTGGACGAGTTCATGCGTCAGGGAAACCTGAGCGAAGAAGACGCTCTGAAGCAGATTCGCGAACAGCGGATCAAGAGCAGAGCCGCGATGTTCAAGGACAACCCGCAAGCCGCTTTCGAGCAGCTCCTCCGGGAACGCGAACCTCGCGACGAAGAACCCGATGATACCCCAACATCGGACAGTTATGAGACTGTATTCCGCGAACTGACAAACGAGATCGCGACCGGCAGAGTTCCGAAGGACTTTGACATCAAGGGGTACATGAAAGACCCCGACCGCGCGCGTGAATTTCTCGAGCTGCGCTCCGCACTCGGCGTCGAAAAGGCATGCGAGATCGCTATGCGTATGACCGCCGCAGCGAAGGAGACGCGCAAGAAAGTGAACGCCGCGCTGCCAAAGTCGCAGCAGACGAACAACTCGTACTCTCCGAAAAAGCTGGACTACATGGAGATGTCGTCCAAAGAGTTCAGAGAGATGGAAGATCGCATCAAGCGCATGTCCGCAAGCGGGAAGAGGGTAGAACTATAACATCAAAAGGAGGGCATTATCATGCCTACTGTTACTACTCAGACCACTACCTACACTGCACAGAACGGCAGCGATGGACTGCCGAGAACCTATCTCAACAAGACCTTCTACGACAAGAAGCTCCTTGAAACAGCAAAGACCCAGCTCGTCTACGCGAGCTTTGGTCAGAAGAAACCGATCCCGCGCAACTCCGGAAAGACCGTTGAGTTCCGCAGATGGAAGCTGTTTGATCCCGACGCCGTTCATACTCTGACTGAAGGCGTCACGCCCGACTCTCAGAACATCGGACAGACCAAAGTGGAAGCGACCGTCGCACAGTACGGCGCTTACGTCGAGGTCTCCGATCTTCTCGAGCTGACGGCTTATGACCCGGTGATCGGTGATACCTCCGAACTGCTCGGTGAGCAGATGGGTATTCACATCGACCACGTGACCCGCGACGTCATGACCGCGACGACCAACAAGCAGATCGCCGGTGGTCGTGCATCGACCACGAACCTGACGGCTTCCGACGTGCTGACCGTTGCGGAAATCCGTAAGGCAGTCCGCACGCTGAAGAAGAACAAGGCGCGTATGTTCGGCAACGGCAAGCGCCCGCACTTCATCTGCATCTGCGACCCCGACGCTACGTACGACCTGCAGAACGATTCGCTGTGGCAGGACGTGTCGAAGTACAGCAACGCGGAGCAGATTTATCAGGGCGAAATCGGCAGACTGTTCGGCGTCGTATTCGTCGAGTCCACCGAAGCTCTGATCTCTCTGCACACCGCGTCCACGCCGCTGAACAGCGATTATGACGTGCACCACACGCTCGTGTTCGGCGCAGACTCGTACGGCATCGTCGACATCGACGGCTCTGGCTCGATGCGTATCATCGTCAAGCCGAAGGGCTCGTCCGGCACTTCCGATCCTCTGGATCAGCGCTCGACCATCGGCGCGAAAGTCGAAGCGTACACGGCTGTCATCCTTCAGCCGCTGTGGCTCATCGACATCGAGCACGTTGCGACCGCTTAACAAAAACACATAACGGCGGGGGCATAGTCCCCCGCCAGCCATTAAGGAGGTACACATGGCTATTTCTACTACTGACAGCATCAAAGAAAAACCGGCAAAAGCATCTGAGCCTAAGTGGAGCAAAGAGTGGCTCGAGACCGGGCTTGTAACCACGTACATCGAATCCAACGGCAGCGACGATCCTATTCCTGTCTGCCTGAACGGCGAGACGGTATTCATCCCTGTGAGCAAGGAAGTCGAAATCCCGCGCTGCATCGCAGACATCATCAGACAGTCGCACCGCATGATGGAGGAAAGCAGAAAAGCCTCTAAGGAATACGAGGACGGCAAGAAAAAACTTAACTGACGGAGGTCGGCATGACAAACTACGAGATCGTCAAACAGGCGCTCGCGCATCTGGAATACGGCACGGACGAAGATTCCGTAGCGACGTTCCTTGAGCGCTTTATCATCTACATCAACGACGCTGTCAGGGCTATCGCGCAGCACATCAAGCTGGAGAACGTTGACGAGATCATGCTTCACAGAAGCGGTCACTTCGACACGTCCATGCTGTCGAAAAAGAACATCACGAAGATCGTCGAGGTGTTCAGCGGGCGGCATCAGCTACCGTTCTTCAAGGGTGATCGCTTTGGCGATTTCGTAGTCGATCACTGTCAGCTCAAACATTTCGCACAGGCATACGCGCCTACTTTGCTCGGTGATGCGAATAACGACGGGCGTATAACCACAGCAGATTCAGGCGCAATCATTCTTTTTCTCAACGGGACTCAAACTCCGACTTATCAGCAGTTTGTAAACGCTGATGTTGACGGAGACGAAAAGATCACAGAAAACGATAAGACTCTTCTAATGGAGTATCGTACACAGGTAATCGACCACTTCCCGGCTGAGGACATGGGCGATCTGACGCGCTACGTTGTAAGCGTGCGCTACCGTTATCTGCCTGAGAACGTCGTTGATCCTACCGCAGAGCCGGACATCCCTGAGCTGTTCCATCCGATCATCTATCTCTTCGTCGTGCATGCGTTCCACAACACGCGTTCAACGTCTTCGGACTATGACAGAACGAAATGGATTCGCGAGTTCGACCAGCAGATGCGAGCGCTCACCAGACAGTACGGCGCACTCGACGAGTACATCTTCAAGAACAAACCGTGGCAGACAGGAGAAATGTAAATGAGCATGCTTCAAAGGCTTTATCAATTCAGAGGCATCAACCGTTCGCTTCAGCCGAACGGTCTTGATGCTTCTTATGCATACGACGCAGTGAACGTCGACATCGTCGGTGGCAAGCTGACGAACAAGACGGTCGGCAGCGTTCGACTCGTGACGGTCAACGATGTACCGGCAGCGCGTCCGATCATCTTCTACGACAACGTAAACGGCAATCATCTGATTCTCCGTGGCAAGTACATTGATCTCGGCAAGGGCTACTTGAAGCCCGCATACACGCTTTTGGGTGACGCCAACTGCGACGGCAGAGTTACTTCTGCGGACGCGGCTGCTGCTGGAAGCCCGGGCAATTTAACACCGCAAGGATTTATTAACGCAGACTGCGACTGGGATGGCGACGTAGACAGCCACGATGCCGAGCTTATCTTGCAACATGTCACAAAGATGATCGACCTCAACCCGCCGTGGGATGATCCAACAGAGCGCGAGGTCGGCGCGTTCGATCTCGACAGACCGTGGACGTCGCATGTACGTGCGTTGAAAGATGTCGAGAACGATGAGGACGACGTGCACATCAAAGGCGTCGGACGCAGCTACGTGTACGCGAAGATCGACAACGACGACGTTGTCATCGCGTCAGGCATGCTCGGCGGCACGACCGACAAGTACTACGAATACCGCGGATTCCTTGTCGACGGCTTCTGCTCGACCGGCGTGTATTATCTCGGGAGCGAGACGCCGACGCCGAAAGTACATATCCGCAAGTTCGGCTCAGGGCAGTTCATGGTCAAGGACATGGAGATCGCGAGCGTCAATACGGACGGAGACGGACGCGTTACGTCGCTTGTGATGAACTATCCGTTCGACGACTTGACTGACGCAGAGATCGCAAGAGCGAAGCTGGACGGCATCTTCTTGTTTGACGAGGCGATTGGTGACAGCCCGCTTGAGGACAAGATTGACGACGCGGTCATGTGGCTTGAGGTCACTGACGTTGTCGCAAACAGCACAGATGCCGAGTTCGTCGTAAACACGAAGCGCTCAGACAGCGAGGTCACAACCAGCTTGTACGTAGCGATTCGCGGTCAGTGCTCCGACATCCCTGTCACGTTCATGCAGATGCACAACGGACGTCTGTTTGCGGCAGCGCACAGAGGCAACCGCGAGCACCCGCGCCGCTTGTACTGGTCGTGTCTGCCCGGAGACGGGCGCACGATCGAGGACTGGACGTCAACGGATGTCAGCATCGACACAAGCGGCGGTCACGTTGACATCGGCGATCCGTCTGATGAGCTGATTACAGGGCTTATCTCTCTCGGCGAGCAGATTTTGATTTTCACGAAGACGCGTCTGTGGCGCATGTACGGCTACTCTCCGTCAACATATACGCTCGAACTCGTAGGCGAGCTTGAAGGCACGCGCATCTCGAACGTCGTTGATGTGAACGGCATTGTGTACTGGCTCTCGCTGTCCGGCATTTCGTACTACAACGGCTCAAGCATCGCGCAGATCAACGACAACGGAAGCACGAAGAATCTGCTTAACGAGTTCCCGAAGCATGTCAAGGAAGCGATGATGTACTCGACAGTGCACGCGGTCATGTTCGATGGCTCTCTGATGTTCTCGTTCGATAACGTGAACATGGGCAACGAGTGCATGGTGCTGCGGTACGACATGCGCACTGGCAACGTGATTCGATACATGATTCCGTGCGACAATTACTTGCAGCAGTTCACCGATTCGGTCAAGGGAAACTTCGGTAAGGAAGACGGTGAGGTCATCAAGTACGAGACGCGGTATTTCCAGTCGATGGTGCACAAGACGTGGAACGCGGACACGTCACAGTACGACTTCACAATGACGATGACGCAGTGGTACGACTGGGGACGTGCAAAGCACGGCTGGTACGACGAAAAGAAAGTCAACTCACTGTGGCAGTCCGGGTGGACGGACTTCGGATCGCCCGAATCATTCAAGAAGCCTGTTGACGTATACATGCGTGGCGAGGGCAACTTCGATCTGACGCTTGAATCTGAGGTCAACAAAGAGACCGTGAACGTCACTATGCCGGACAGACACGAACAAGTGCGCGATGTGTCGAGCCACGTTGCGGGCGGTCGGTCGTTCCGTATGACGATAGAGACCGATGAGCCGTTCGAGATCGAGCCGTACATGACGATCAAATTTGATTCGGGGGCGATTCGATGAATAAGATCGCATTGAAGCAAGTTCATGTAACGCTCCCGACAGACGTGCCCGAGTCTGTTCGCACGTCCATGTGGCACATTGAACGAGTGATCCGCGAGAACAACAATCTGCTTCAGGATGCTGTCAATGCGCTTTATGAAGAAGCGGCATACCTTCGGCAGATGATTTCCGATGTCGCTGATGAAGACATCGAGATCGTCAAAGGCACGCAGACACAAGCGACTGGCTCATGGACTGGGAAGTCGAAGCAAAGCGCTCTGCGTGACGGCATGCGGATTTTGTATCGCTTGCCGTACGCCGGAAGCGGAAACGCATCGCTCAACCTCACGCTTGCGTCCGGCATGCAAACGGGTGCAAAGCCCGTATACAGATACGGAACAACGTACGTCACGACACAATACGTTGCCGGGTCTCTCGTGCCGATGACGTACCTTGCAGACGAGGGCGCGTGGATCGTGGACGGCGATTATTCGGTAACGAACTCGAACACGATCCCGTCCGCATACTGCACAACCAGCGCAAGCACAGCAGCAAAGACGGCGAGTATGACATACTTCTCGCTTCACACGAACGAATGGATATTCATCAACTTCCGTTATGCGAACACGAAGAAAGCTGCGATCACTCTTGACATCAACAGCACCGGCGTGAAGCCGCTGTACATCAACGGAAGCGCATCGAGCGCATCGAACTATTCGTTCCCGGCCGGGTCGTATCTCATCTTCTACGACGGTACGAACTATTATCTGCGGACAGACGGTTTGCTTCCGCAAGCGAGCACATAAGGAGGGTCAGTAATGGCAAAGAAAAGAACAAAGGCTGAGCTGCCGAGCGATTTCCAGCAGTACTATCAGCAATTCATGGGAAGCGGGGCGTCGAGCGTAACGACGCCCGCTATGACGCGTGAGGAGCTTGAAGCTCTGCAGCAAGGCATCTACGAAGGCATGGGCGGCACTGCGCCTACGCAGTACACCCCGATGTCTCAGGAGGAACTCGCTGCGTTGCAGCAGAGTATCTATCAGGGCATGGGCGGTCAAGCACCGACGCAGTATCAGCCCATGACACAGGATCAGCTTGCAGCGCTTCAGCAAAGCATCTATCAGGGGCTCGGAGGTACTGCACCTACGCAGTATCAACCTATGACGCAAGACCAGCTTGCTCAGCTTCAGCAAAGCATTTACGAGGGGCTCGGCGGGCAGACGCCCACACAGTACACGCCTAAAACGGCAGAAGACCTTCAGGCGCTGTATCAGCAGTTCCTGACAGCTAATGGCACTCCGACCGAGATGCCGCAGTTCGGCACGCGTGAAGAATTTGACGCGCTGCTTCAGGACATCCGCAGCGGCATGGGCGACGACGCAACGCTGAAAGCGAGCATCGAAGCTGCGCTTCGTCCGTCGTATGATAAGTCGCTTGCCGAGCTTCAGAAGCAGAGCGCTCAGGCAAACGCGAAGATCGACGTCGACGCGGCAAGCCGTGGAATGGGGAGCTCCACGTGGGTAACTGACGCGAAGCTGCAGAATCTTCGCAACGCGGAGAGCGCACGCGCAGACCTCGAAGGCAGTTACAACGCTACGTTGTACGGCAGTCTCGCTGACGCGATTCAGCGCCGTGACGATCAGGCGTATCAACAGGCATCGCAGTGGTGGCAGCAACAGGAAAATCAGAAGCTCCAGCAGATGCAGTGGGCGCGTCAGGATCAGCAGCAAGCGTATCAGCAAGCTATGGACTGGCTACAGTATGACACGCAGCAACAGCAGTACCAGCAACAACAGCAGCAACAGCTTGCACAACAGGCGTACGGTCAAGCTATGGACTGGATGCAGTATGATACTCAGCAGCAGCAGTACAAGCAGCAACAGCAGCAGCAACTCGCACAACAGGCGTACGGACAGGCGTTCGACTGGATGCAATACGATACACAGCAGCAACAGTATGCACAGCAACAGCAGCAACAGCTCGCGCAACAGGCATACGGACAGGCGTTTGACTGGATGCAGTATCAGACGCAGCAACAGCAGTACCAGCAGCAGCAGCAGCAACAGCTCGGTCAGCAAGCATACAGTCAGGCGATGGACTGGCTGCAGTACCAGCAGAGCCAGCAGCAGTGGGCTCAGCAGTGGGCTGCACAGCAAGAAGCTGACGCTTACAACAAAGCGTTTCAGTGGTGGCAGTATCAGCAGCAGCAGAAAGGAAGCGGCTCTCAATCAACTCTCACGACCCCAACTCTCACGACGCCCACAGACACAGGAGACACTGGCTCGAAAGCTCCTGAAGTCGTAATGGCTCCGTATCAGTCCGTACAGGGTTGGTACAATAAGAGCACGACGAAGGACTACAAGAAGACGTCTACGCCAAAAACCGTAAAGCCGGCGGCTGCTGTCGGCGGTAAAGAAGTAAGGCAAGCGAAATAAGGAGGATCAATGGCTGGATATAGAGATCGCGCGTTTGCGTATGGCACGCGCAACTCTGACGGTAGCGTTACCGGCTATCGCGACAGAGCGTTCGCGGATGAAAAGGACAAGTCTCAACCTACGGAAAGACCTGTCCTTTCCTTCACGTACAAAGGTCAAGACTATTCTTACACGCAGAAACAGCTTGACGATTTAAGAACATCGTACAAATCGTTGTACAGCAAAGACCCGTCGTTTGCAGCAAAGGCGAGCACGTCGTACACCGACTCTGACTTTGACAAGCAGATGCGCGCATACGGCTTGCCGTCATGGTCGTCGTGGAGCACTGTGCAGAAATACGCCAACAGCTACATGTCCAGCGGAAGCATGAATGACGTGTACGGCTCTCTGTCTGATGCGACGTGGTCGAAGATCAACGACTTGTGGAAGAAAGACTGGCAGTACGGTCTGTCCACAGACGACCTCATGCGTAAGCAGTACGGCTACGCACCCGCGTCTTACGACTCCATGTACGAGGACACGCTGCTCGACGATCAGCTCAAGGCGGCACATCTGCCCCCGTCGAAGCTGTTGAACGGCGAGCTCGGTACAAAGTACCTGAGCTGGCTCGATGACAACGACAAGTACAACGAGATCATGACCGAAGTCGCAAAGGACTATGCGAAGAACAAAGGTCAGAAGAACGTCACCACTGTTGGCGGCGTGACTGTGCCTACGGTTGATTTTACAGGCGTGGAAGAGTACACGATGCAGAACGCGTACGACAGCGTCCTTGCTCGTCCCGAGTATGCGGAGTTCGGGCTGAAGCACAGCGGAAGCATGCAGAACGTCCCTAATCTTGAGGACTACGCTGTCATGGAGTACGGCGTGCAGAAGACGGACGAGAACGGCAACCCGGTCTATGACTACACGAAGTACAACAACGCGTACGAGAAGGCGATGAAGAACAACGTCGCTCTTCAGAACGACGAGTTCGCGCTCACTGTGGACAAGGCGCAGCAGTACTACGACAAGAACTACTCGACTATCAAAGCGTACGAGGATGCGCTTGAGGCGTATTCTAAGGCGGGCGTGAATCCGCTTACCGCTACTGAGAAAGACATCGAGAAGGTCAACGACGTATATGCCGGTCAGCAAGTCAATCTCACGGTTGACGATCTGTTCGGTACTGTTGCGGGCGGCGGCGACATGCCGAAAGACCCGACGACAAAATACCTTGAGCTCAGCGACGATCAGCGCAAGCGGTATCAGGTATTCGTCGACAAGTTCAATCAGATCGCACATGAACAGGGATACAAGGCGGCAGCTGAGTACTGGAACGGCGGTCAGCTTCAGCGCGACATCACGAACTCCGACATTGTAGCATCGTACAGACAGGAGTACGCAGACGTACCGTCGTATGCGAACAAGACTGACGACGAGATCATTGATGAGCACTACAGCAAGATCGCAAATTCGTACGGAATGGACGAAACGCAGAAGCAGTCCCTTCGCGACGGTACTATGTCGATCTCTGACTACATGACATCAAAAGTAAAAACAGACGCGGATGCATGGGAGTTCGCACGCGAACGGATGAAGAGAGAGCTTTCGTCTCGTGGTCTTCCGACCACAAAAGAAGAACTCGAAAAAGCAGAGAGCATACCGACATGGCTTTATAAAGCAAACGAGTTCTCACAAGCGTTCGGCAACAAGATCATGAACAAGCTTTCGTTCGGGTTGTACAATAAGGTCAATGATAAAGTATCTCCTGATGCGATCCTTGAAAAGTTAAGCCCTGAATTGTCCTCTGTGCTTGACAACGAAGACGCACTCCATCGTTCTGCAGATGCATACGATAATCTTGTGAAGCAATACTATATTGATGCAGTTTCGTATACTCAAGATTTTCGATCTCTCACTGCTGATGAAGACAGAATAAACGAGAAGTTCAATCGGCTCGTTAGAACTGCATACTCTATTGAGCACGAAAGCGGTGTTACAGAGCTCGACAAAAAGCGCATTGATCTTGTAACGCAGAACGCAACAGATGATGAAAAACGAAGAGCTGTATATCTTGCAGAAAAGAACGGCTGGAGCGAAGTCGTCACTGGTAAAGACGGAGCATCTCGTCAAATTGAGCATGCGGAGTTTGCGACAGATTATATAAAGTCGATCGGGACAAGTCTGTCAAATGCTGAGATTTACGACCGCAAAAACCTTGTGGCTGATATGTATGAGAACAGCAGCGCTTTAGGGAAGTTTGCAATGTCTGTTGGCGCTGAAAATCTCAACATTCTTGCGAACCCGATTGAAAGTGCATATAACTTTGTGAAGCAGACGTATGATACGTTTACCGGCAGAGACATCTATGCTTCTGACATGGCATCATGGTCTTCTGATATTTTCGGCGCTGTTGCCGGAGAAATCGAGAAAAATGCTGGCAGTGTTGTAGGAACGGCGTATCAAATGGCGCCGAGCTTTATTCAGAGTAGCGCATCTGCTGCGGCGGCATATTTCACGGGCGGCGCAACCGAAGCGTTTACGCTTGCAGCCATGGGAATGGAATCGTATAGCTCGACAGCACAAGAAGCGCTCTTGAATGGCGCGACCACAGATCAAGCATGGGCTCTCGGTCTCGCGGCAGGTGCTGCTGAAATACTCTTTGAAAAAGTATCGCTTGATAAGTTCGTTAAGGATATTGACGCGGTTGGCAATGCATGGGAAGCAGCGTTGAAATCTGGCGGCGCTGTCGACAAAAGCATGTATGCAAAACTCGGATGGGATATTACAAAGCATATTGGGACTCAGTCAAGCGTAGAAGGGTCAGAAGAAGGCGCAACGAGTATTACAAACTTTGTCGTTGAGCAGCTTGTGCTCGGTTTTGACTCCAGTTACGAGAGAACTAAGCAGCATTATCTGGATGCTGGGTTGTCAGAAACAGACGCGCGCAGAATGGCTGGTGCAGAGGTAACTGATGCTGTAAAGCGAGATGTAATACTCGGCATGGTATCTGGTGCGCTCATGACCTTTGGCTCTGATATTATCAGCGTAGGAAGACATGGCGTCCCGAGAATTGATCCTACCGGCATCAAGCGGTTCACGAGTTCGGTTCACAACCTGTCTGCAATCGACACGGATCAGGCGCTTGAAATTGCGAAAGAAGCTGCTAAGACAGGCGTAGACGCTGATGGCAATCTGACTGTTGCCGGGGCGCAGAACGTAGTCAAAGCACTTCTGGACAAAGGCGCAGATGCGGCTGTGCTCGCGAGCGTCCGTAATGAGTACGTCGACACGACGGACATTGAAGACCCTGTTGCAAACGTATTTGAGACTGCGATCATCAAAACACGTAACGACAATCTTGCGACGCTTGTAAAAGCGGCAGAGCGCGTTTCTGCGCGTACCGGCATCACCAAAGGCATGAACGCTGAAACGGCAGATCGTTATCGCATTATGGTGAGCGATAAGGCGAACGAATATCTTAACAATCTGTCCGCAACGCTGCAGACTCAGGATCGTCAGACATTGACAGAGGATGTCGCGAACGCGCAAGAAGGCTACATCAACGAGGTCATGAGAAGCTCTGGCGCTGCTCGACTCGCCGGTATTCGTTCCGTGTATGATTACATGCGAACTGTTCCGGCAGAAAGCATTGAGCAAGGTGCAGTTCCTTTCATGGCTGCTCTAAAGCAAGCGGGCATGGAGAACATGGACGACGCCGCAACGTACGCAAACCTCGCAAGCGCACTCGTCGGGATGACAAGCGACGCTGACTTCGTGAGAGCGTTTTCTGACGTGTTTGGCACGTCCGTGAGCGATGTGTCTACGACGATCAGAAATGCGTGTTTGAACTCGTGTAGCGATGGCTCAATCGGGTTTGTGGACGTTGCGCTCAATTCGATCGGTCTTTACGAGACGACGAACGACGATCATCTCGTCAAAGTGCTCGGCGGCAACATGGACAGCGGCGCGTACGTGACCGGCTTGCTCGCAACTTCGCAACTCAAGAAAGCCGGGACGTCGAGTAAAGCGATCTATGACAACATCGCAAAGTACGGCGTAACGAGCTCTAAGCTCGATGTACTTGCAGCATCTGCCTACAGAGACAACATGAAAAAGTCGAGTCGCGAGTCTGCAGACGCATACGTCAGAAGCAAGCAGAACGACGCGTTCATGACAACCTCTGAACTCAAAGACGTCACGGAAGAGTACAATGCCGCGAAGCAGAACGTAGCCTCGAAGGAAGCGCTCATCGCTTCTCACGAAGCACATAACAAGCAGACGCTTGATGTCGCGAACAACATCGTCGAACGTCATCTTGCGGCTTACACGTCTCTGCAAGAATCCGAAACCTTTACGGACGCTGACGGAAACAAACGGCAAACAGTCTCCGCTGATCTTGCTGAGCAAGCGGCGAGCACTGCTGCGGCTTTGAGTGACGCGATCAATGCACGTGACAATCTCGCACAGGCGAACGCGGACAGACTCACGTCTGCACAAGCCGACCTTGATGCTGCGCGAGAAAAGTTCCGCAAGGTGTCCAGAAAGTACAAGACCGCGATGAACAGACACGCGTGCGCGTATGTGCAACTTGTCAGCCCGCAGCTTGAGTCGATCAATGGCGGTCACGTCCCGTCGAACGCCGAGTTCGATCGCCTGTCTGCCCGTGCGATCAATGGAACTCGTGAGGACATCAACTCGATCGATACACGGATCATCGCTTCCGAAAAGCGTCAGGCGATCGCGTTCGGCAACGAGATCGGCGTTGAAGTCCACGTTGAAAAGTTCACCAGCGAGCTGCTCGCAGAACACGGCGACGCGAACGGCGACTATCTTAATGCAAAGGGCTTTGAGCACAAGGGCGTCGTATACATGAACGATACGTTCTTTGAAAAAGAGGGGCGCGTCGGTTATGGCGTCGACTATGTCATCGGACACGAGTTCGCGCACGTAGCGGAGAAAGCAACGAAGTACTTCAAGCGTTACGCGCAATTCGCAGAAGACTACTTGCGAGAGCAAGTCGGCATCAACGTGGACATCACAAAGAAGAACAAAGGAGTCGAGGAAGTCGTTGCTGAGTTCTCTCGTCTGGTTCTGTTCAAAGACCCGAACGCCGTCAAGGCACTTGCGAGCAAAGCGCCTGTCATGGCTATGCGCCTGTATACGTGGCTGAACACGCTGAGCGCGAAGCACAACAACTCGCTTGCTCAGATGAAGGGAATCCGCGAGGCTCAGATCAATTTCGCAAAAGCTCTTAAGAACGCTAAGCCCGGCATCAACAACGTATCTGCGGAAAGCGTGACGCGCACGAATGACGCTATGAGCGAGCGCAACGCACTCGAGCAAGTAAAAGAGTCTGAGCGTGTCTCTGACGAAAAAGAAGACTTCACTCCCGAAGCGCCGCCCGAAGATACGGCAGTAGCGTACGGAGAAGAGCTCGACATGAAAGAGACCGAGCAGCCGGTACAGGAAGAAGAATACTATTCCGACGATGGCGATCGCGCGTTCTCCTACACGGATAATGATGCGCGCAGCTATAGCGAAAGCGATTTCTTTGACAACATTTCCGAGGACGATGACTTCGCTGAGTACTCAGACGAAGGTGATCGGGCTTTTGCTTACACGGACAACGAGGCGCGCAGCTACGATCCGAGCGATTTCTTCGGAGATGACTACGAAGCTGAAGAGACTCCAAGCGGATTCTATGACATCACGCAGTCGTTTGAAGACCAGCTGAACGATGAGAACTTCCCGGAGAAAGATGTCTACCTCGTAGGCAGAACGCCTGACCTGTATCGAAAGCTCGGCATCCCGGTTCTTCCGATGACGATCACTCAACCGCATGTAGCGGAAAACAGAGAAAGCACGAGAACAGAAAAAGGCGACGACGGACATGTCTTGAATGATGAGGACTTGTACCGCATCATGGATTACATCGCTGATCCTGTTGCCGTCTATATTGACAAGCAGCACGACAATCGCATTACGATCGTCACAGACATGAAGAGCAAGCTCACAAACGACTGGGTGATCGTAGGTCTTGCGCCGGGTTATACGCCGAAAGTAAACGACAATTATACCGACGTAAACATGCTTGCGTCGATCCACGGAAAGAGAAGTATAGGGACTATTCTTGAAAACTATATCAAGAGAGAAGTGGCGGGGAAGAGCAACGAACTTCTGTACATAAATAAACAGAAGGCGTCGAACCTCTTAGGATTACGGCAGACCGCCGAGCTCCCCAAATTGCTCGGGTCGCTGCCAACGACGTCCCCTGTGTTGCATACTTTAGCATCAAACGGCGTTGTTGTCAAGAGGAACTCTCCGAAAGCACCTACTATTCATGAACGAAACATCGGCGGGCAGCTCAGTACTCAGCAGTTCAAGAGATGGTTCGGAGACAGCAAAGCTGTTGATGACGGAAAGCCGATGAAGTTCTCCGTGTCGCAGATCGACAAAGAGTCTGCAACGATGTGGCTGCGTAAAGCTGAGTCAAAAACCGGGAAGCGTTATTTCGCGTCTGTCCAGAATCCCTACGAGATGAAACTCGACGCGAATCAAGCACAGTCTGTATACGAAAAATACGGGGCTTCAAATTCTACAGATTCAGAGACGCGTGCGTCTGAGATCGCAAAACTTCAAGATGAGAAAGCATCTTATGAAACGATCAAAAAGTACGCAAAAGATAACGGAATAACTGTAGCGCAACTTCTGAAAGAGCAAGGGTACGATGGAATTCATGACGGCGATAGCTGGGGCGTGTTCAATGCGCGTCAAGCAAAGCTGGCAGACTACCAGAACACCGGGACGTTTGACAGACGCTCGTCTAACCCGCGCTACTTCATGGACATCACGTCTCTCCGTAATGGGAACTACGATGCCGAGTACATGGAGCTCGCGCAGAAATACGTGAACGATGAGACGACGCCTGAAGAAGAAGAGCGTCTCGCGGAACTTGTCGAGAACGCGGCTGTCGCGGCTGGAGTTATTTCGGATGAGTTCGGCGCAGAGAACTGGTTCCACGGTTCAACATCGTATGGATTCTCTGAGTTCATCTCTCGCGATGGTGGCGCGTTCTTCCTCTCGAACAATCCGTATGTTGCTCGCGGGTACTCTAATTCGGACGCGGTGACGCCTCGCGAAATGTGGAGGAAGCCGGTATTCAGATGGAATGAGAATCTGTATTCCGATGAAGACCTGATTCAAAACGCAAAAGCGATAGCTGGCAAGACTCTCGAAAAAGACGGAAAGTACTTTGTGGATCAAGAGACCGGCGAAGTTCATACGAAGCATGCTCTGTTTGAGGAATTGCGAAACAACTTCAACAGAGGCATCTACGGGCTGTATGCGTTTGCCGGAGACAATCAGTATCGCATAGACGCAAACGATGCAGACTGGTCTGATCTCGAAGATGAGCATGGTAGTTCTACAGACGAGATCGAGCGCGACCTTAGAGGCGAAGCGTCTACTGTCCGAATTGATAACGTCGTTGATCCGGGCTACTTCAAAAGACCGATGTATGATTCCGTTGCCGATGACCTCATTGTCAGCCCCGGCGACTCGCGGTATATCAAGTCCGCAGACCTCGTCACGATGGACGACGATCGGAATATCATTCCGCTGTCTCAGCGCTTCAACAAAGAGATTGATGACATCCGTTATTTCACGGAGATCAGCAAGGCGCTTGACGGCATGAGTGAACAAGAGCTCGCGCGTTATGGCAACCCGCGCATGCTTACGAGCCCGAACGGACTCGTTGTGTCCCGCGATGTGTCAGCTGCCGGATTCATGTACGGCAACCCGACCGTGGAAGGCACGCGTAACATCGCGATGCTGTACACGGCTGACAAGTTCTCTGACGGAACGAACGCGTTCATGCACAAGGTTATTGGCGTGCGCGACTGTCTGGCTGTTGTAGTTCCGAAGGGCGTTGAATATGCAGACGTCTTCAACACTGCAAAAGAGAACGGTGTCAACGTCGTAACTTATGATGACAGCGATGCAGCTCAGTACGACAACGCGATCAAGATCGCAGCGATGGGCGACGATTCCATTCACTACTTTGTCGAAGGCATCGACGAGCTCGCGCAGAAGTACGGCACGATCGAGCACGGGGCAGAGCCGTGGGTCACTGGTAGAATCATGCCGCGTCAGACTACGAAGTCGAACCGAGTCAGTAAGACGATGAGGACGCTTGCCGAAGCTCCGATCACTTCAGACGAGATGTACGAGAGCCTTCAGAAGTACGTGCTCAAAGGTACAGGCACATACACGCCTGTGTCTAACGCGAGCACGATGTCGAAAGCGGTATCGAACATCGAACGTCTCGGCGGTGCGAGGAACGCGCTTGCGTCTCTGAACAACGATGTCGCGACGAACAACGGCAAGAGCACCGACCTGTTGGCTATGGCTGAGGCACTCTACATGGATTCTGAGGCGATGGCTTCACTGTCCGATATTGAGCGCGAACAGCTTGTCAACGACATGTGCCTTGTCGCGAGTGATGCCGGTCGTGCGCTGCAGCTCATGAACGAGATCAAGCGCTCCACGCCTGAAGGACACATCGACTACATGGAGAAGTCAGGCAAGCGTATGGCTCAGAAGTACGAGAAGCATACCGGCAAGCCGACGAACCTCTCGCTGACAGCAGAAGAGAAACAGGCATACAGGGACGCAAAGACTCCTGAAGAACGTCAGGAGATTGACAAGTACGTCGCAAAGCGTTGGTCTCAGGAGACTTCCGATCTGCCTCTGCTTGATAAGCTCCGCAACTGGAGATACTTCTCAATGCTCGGTAATGCGCGTACGCACTTCCGCAACATGGTCGGCAACGCGATGATGTACCCGGTCGTTCGCGTAAAGGACGCCATCAACACCGGGTATCAACGGTTGTTCAACGTTGCACAGGAAGACCGCACGACGACCGCGTTGCCTGTCCGTATGGACGAACAGACGCGTGCGTACGTGAAGGCAGCCGAAAGAGAAGCGCTCCCGATCATGCAAGGCGTTTCCGCAAAGTACATCGAAACGCTGAACAAGACGAAGGGCAAAGCGGCTAATGCGACAGAGAACGAAGGCAAGCTTAGAAGCCTGATTGAAGAAGCCTTCACGGACGTTCCGTCTGCGCGCATCACGAACGGACGGACGAGGCTCGGTCGTGCGCTCAATAAGCTATCTTCTGCGAACTCGAACTTCCTCGAGATGGAAGACGCTCTCGCGCTTGGGCTCAGGTTCAGATCGAGCTTTGCTCAGCAGATCGCTGCAAAGGGTCTTGACATCAACAAGATCACTGCGGATCAGCGCAACCAGATCATGAACTACGCGATGGAGGAATCCCTCAGAGCCACGTTCCGCGACGCGTCGAAGCTCGCCGACGCGATCAATCGACTTGAGCAGACGAACAAGGGCACGCAGTTCTTTGTGAGCGCGATCATGCCGTTCAAAAAAACTCCGATCAACATCGCGAAGCGGAGTCTCGAGTACTCGCCGATCGGGCTGATCGAGGCTGCGTATAAGGGCATTTCAAACAACCACGCATACAAAACGCAGATCGAAGCGATCGACTCGATGAAGGGCATCAGCGAAAGCGAACGCGCATCGCGCAAGGCTGCAGCCGAGAACGCGTACAAAGCCGGACGCATCGCAGCGATCGACCGCCTGTCTGCCGGAACTACCGGCACGATTCTGATGGGTCTCGGTTTGTTTGCCGCCTCAATGGGCTGGATTTCCGTTGGGAAGAAAGACGATGAGAGCGACACGTTTGAGTCGGCTCTCGGTCGTAACAACTACTCGCTGAACATCGGCGACGTCAGCATCGACCTCAGCGCGTTCAGCCCGGCAGCGATCCCGCTTATCATGGGCGCGTCTCTGTACGAGGGCATCAAAGACAAGCGTGACGGCGACGAGTCGATGGTCTCGTCTGTCATGTCTGTGCTCACAAGCACGCTTGACCCGATCACTGAGATGACCGTTCTAAGCGGCATCGGCGACGCGCTCAAGAACGTCAATTCGTCTTACGACGATCCCGGTGTTCTTAACTGGATGAGTGGCATCGCTACGAACGCGGCGACGTCTTATGTCGGGCAGTTCGTCCCGACATTTGTCGGACAGGTAGCGCGTGTGTCTGACCCGTACGCGAGATCGTACTCTGCGGGCGGCGATTACTGGGCGTCCGCTGCGGGTTCGGAAGTCGGCTACGCTGCTAAGAATTTACAGAACAAGATTCCGGGCGTGTCGTGGCTGTCTGAACCGAAGGTAGACTTGCACGGTAACGAGGTCGAGAACTACACGAACTGGGGCGCTGGCGTTGCACATGTGCTCAACAACTTCATCCTTCCGGCAACGATCAAGTTCGACCAGAAGAACGAAGTGGACGACGAGCTCGTGCGTCTGTACGGAGTAACGGATTCGACCGACATCTTCCCGCAGAAGCCGAACAGAAATCTCGGTTCGTACACGGACAAGAAGACCAACTCGACTACGACGATCAAGCTCGAGAACGATTCTGAGTACACGGCGTACCAGAAGGAGTACGGACAGGCGGTGTATGAAGCGCTGTACGACCTGACGAACAGCATCGCATACGCACGCATGACCGATGAGCAGAAAGCAAACGCGATCGCAGACGTCATCGACTCCGCAAAGAAAAATGTGCGGAGCATTTGGAAGGCTCGCGAGATTCAAAAGCTCGGTAAATAAGCAGAACCGAGGGGGAATGTGTACATACTCGTTCCCCCTCAATAGTTTACGATTTAACCATGAAGACTAAGACATTCAAATTCAATCTGGACACGAAGCGCCCGTGCCTGAGTCAGCTCAGGGGCGTTGTGTACGGCGACACGCAAGACGTGTTCGAGATCGAGCTGACCGATGACGGCGAGCCGTTCGTGCTTCCGTCGACGAACACGATGGTGGACGCGAAGTTCACGCGTGCAGACGGTAGCGTCTACATCGAAAACGACATGACGTATGACGACGAGTACGTCACGATCACTGTCGACACGGTTGACATGTTCAAGCCGGGGCTGAACTGGCTCGAGCTCGTCGTGTATCAGCGCACAAGCCCGAGCGATGAATGGGTACACATTTTGACTACACAGGCGAAAGAGATTTACGTTCGCCCGAAAAAGGAGTAAACATGGCAAACAATAACATTGAGCAATATCTCGAAGCGATGCTGGCGGTGCTGAACGGCGACAACCCGCCTGATGTTCCGACTCCGTCGTGGAACATCGAGAAGTACCTCGCGGCGATCCTCGGCAAGCTGGAAGAGCTTGTAAACGGTGGAGGCATGCCCGTAATCCGTGACGTTGATGAGACTCTCGATCATACTTGGAAAGAAATCAGCGAAATGCCGACAGCAGTGTTGTATTTACCAGCCGATTCATATCCTCGGTATTATCTCGCATGGACAAACCATGTTACGCTCGGACAGAATCACATCTACATGGTAATCTTTTCTTTCTATAGTCTCGATGACGAGGACCACCCTGTAGCTTACACAACATACACGACAAACTCGGAAGACGGCTATCCTGAACTTGCATAACAAAGGAGATTAACTATGGCATATTCAGAAAACACCCTGATCGTTGACATCGTCACGAACGGAAGCGGAGACGATGTATGGTACAGCTTGTCTGTCCCGGGCGCGGAGATTCTGTCTGCGGCACGGACGGGCGACGTTCTGCTGCGGAAGATCACTCGCACGGAGCGTAACAACGCGGCGACTCCGGCAGTTCCGCAGTCAGACGAATATCAATTTTTCAAGCTGACCGCTATTCAGGACGTCGAGGACGGCTCTCAGGTCGCGATGCTGTTCGACAACGGAGACATGTACGTGTACGATCCGAACGACTTGGATTACCCGTACCTCGACGGAACTGAGCCGGGGAACTTCACGTTCGTGCCTTCTGCGACCGCAGAAGACGAGGGCAAAGTCCTGACCGTGAACGAGAACGGCTTCCCGTCTTGGGCAAGCGGCGGCACGGGCGGCGGCGTTCTCGTTGTTACGGTTGATGTCGATACAATGACGCTCGACAAGACATGGCAAGAAATCTATGACGCTGATTTTGCAGTTCTTCGCATTGTTGACGAAAGAGGAATTCTTACATACATCTGTACGGATTGCGTTATTACCGCGTTAGAAGAAGACCCATATCAGGTGAATTTTGCTCAACCGTCAAGTGAAAC